GCAGGGCAGGGGAATATATGAGTAAGCGTTATTTACCAGATCATATGGAATCAACTGGTGTTTTCTTGATGCGTAACGCGCTGGAGGAGATTGCGTCAGAACTGGCGACTACTGCGCTTGCCAGTTATGAAAGGGAGTGCGCGAAGTTGCTGGAATCCCCTGAACATATTGGTGACGGGATATGGCGATGCCTTATTTGCGGGAGTGAGTACACGGCGGAATGGCCTGCTCAAGCGTGCGCAGACGGATGTAGAGAGGCATGGAAGGCTGAAGAATGACTGACAAACCAACACAAATCTGGTCATGTGGGGGCGGCGTTCAGTCTGCTGCTATAGTAGAGGAGAATGGTATGAACTTACGTAACTTAAAATTATTAAAGAATTGTAGCAAGTGTGGTAAGACATTTACCACCTTACTTCGCTTCAAGAAGGTGGGGTTTCATGTATGTTATAGGTGTAAGACAAAATGAAAGACACACGAGATTCAAAGATAGCCCTATATGAGGGATTTTTCAATGATGTGAGCAATGGAGCTAGACCACCTGATGGTATGACTTGGCAGCGTGTAGCGGCAGGTATACTAGGTGTGGCAGCAAAGTTGGATGAGCTTGAAGAGGCAGATGATAATGGGGATTAAAGTGTACGACTATAAATGCAACAACTGTCACTCTGTACAAGAGTTCTGGCTAGAAGTAGGAGAGGAGCCAACGTGTTGCAGAAACCCGGACTGTAAGTCTAGTGCTCTCACTAAACAACACCCTGCTCCTAACTTTAACATGGGCAAGACTCCCTATGAGGAATATTTATGAGTGCAGCTATCTGTTCGTATTGCAGCAAAGAAATAGAAAGGGGTACATTGTGTCAATGTAGCAAAGGACACACCCCTCCACACAGTGGGTATATACATCAACTACAGTACACAGGAGAGGAGAGAGTTAATGGTTTAACTGAAGATGACTTCCTAACTGAAGATGACACTAAAGCCTCAGACCGACAAGTAGGTGGTGACCACTACAAGACCTTAGCCATTGAACCGGGGGAGTATGCCACTGCTAATGGCTTATCTTATATGGAGGGCAACTGTCTTAAGTATATCACAAGAGATAAGGATAACAAAAGACAAGACATACGAAAAGCTATTCACTGTCTAGAGTTAGAACTTGAATGGATGGATACCTATGCGAAAGAAGACTGAAGATTTAATACAGAATGTGCTTTGCTACATAGGCTTGACCTTCTTAGCAAGTGTCCTACTCTTTGTCATCGTAAGCCTGTGGCTCCTGCCTTGGTTGGTGTAAGTAAGTAATCTTTCGTATCATACCCCTTGGTATGAAAGCGGTGTTCCTCACCTCTGACAGTGTGTCGGTGTAGGTGTCCATTGCGATACTTGCACCGACCTCGTCTTCCCTAACTAGAAACCCTACACTCACTGTCTCTACTGGGTGGTGTTCAAGGTTTTCAGTCTCACGCTGGACATCTTCACCCCAAGCGTCCATCCACGTAACTATCACAGGTTGTAAACTCACCATACACCTCCCGCTATCTTATCTTTAATCTCACTCTTAGCTGCATTGCCCTGCTCTACACACACACGGGCGTGTGCCTCACTGCGTGTTGCTTCACGGGGAGTGTTAGGCTTAGGGGGTAGATCACATTCCTGCAACAAGATAGCTGGTATGGGGTAGTAATCGTATTCAGTTCTAGTTAGGGCATCACAACCCATTAGGGTAGTCAGCAGGATAAGGCTTATCAAGACATTCCGCATCATTTGGGTATTCCTCTAGTCGGTAGTCAAATCTAAGTAGGGCATTATCATCTCTACGTAGTCTCTCAGTCCACTTAAGAGCAGACTCATTGTTCTCGTGTATCACCACAACAGCGGCTTCCGCCTTCTCCTCTGCTATACTAGCCTGTTTAGTAGAATTAAACCACAGTATTGTTAGTAGTACAATTATAATACTCAGCATAGTATAGGAGGCATCAGTGGATTCCCACCATGTGGTTATTTTACCCACCTAGTATCCCCACTACAACCAGTATTGCATTTCCTTCTAGATATCCTGTGATAATCAGGCTACCTAAGACTATAGCAAGCCCTAGAGCTACCCATATATTACGTCTTTCTATTGCCATGCCTACAGTTCCATAAGTTTTAGGATCGCACTTTTTAAGAACACTAAGATTGCCCAGAAAGCCCCTAGCATGAGCGTTATCCCACCTAGAAACCCCTTAGACTTAGCTATCCACTTCAATATGTCCTCTATATCAGACTTATTCTCTGCTACCAGCTTGTTAGTTTCCTTATGTTCCTTAAGATTCTGTGCCTTTAGTTCTTCAATATCCTGCCTAACGGACTTAATCTCAAGGTATAGATCATCTCTGGTCACAGGCTTACTCATTATTATTGTCCTTATTGACTTCCTTGCCATACTTTCTCATAGCATCTGATACGGATTTGATCCGCTTACGTATGCCCGTTTCGTCTGTTGTCCTATACTCTTCATGGTTTAAAAATTCAATAGCTGCTGCCTCATACTCTCTCTCGTTGAACAGCCCAACTGCTGTGGGGCTTAGTCTTATGTCTCCTCGGTACATAGACTGTACAAACTCTTCTTTAAGATACTCAGGTAGGTTGTCATAGGAGGGGATAGCCTTGCGTACTCTATCCTTATGAATCTCTACGACTTCTTTAAATGGCATCCCTCGAAACTCTCCGGTCTGTCCAGCACCAGACGTTACAATTCCCTCGCTGTCTAGGTACTCACCTTCTACATACCCTTCCTCTACTGCTACTCTACGTTCTATCGCATTAAGAGTTCCTTCATCCTTCTCAATTCGTTTGATAGCTGCCTTGCCTCTAAAGACTTTAGGCTTCTCTGCTTTAGCTTCTTCCGGCACTAAAGATGCACCACCTGCTGCTGTGCCTACGCCTACCATAGCTCTAGTCCAAGTACCATCTCTAAGCTTGGCACTGGATTCTTCCTGAGTCCTGAATACCTTAGTAGATACATCGTCTGCTCTGCCACCACGTATAACGTAGGACATAGCACCACCCTGCCTAAGCCCATTGCTAGGCTCAGCGGTGTTAACATGCATTAGTATAGGGTCATACCCGGCATCTTCTATCATGTCCCAGACTTCGTCTACATTCTGTCTATACAAGGGGTCAGCTTCTGTGGAGGTAGCTTTAAGAGCCGAACTTAACTCCTCTAACCTACCACGCTGATTAACAAACTCTTCCCTACCAAGTAGCTGTTCTATCACAGCCTCGGGTTCAAAGCCAAACTCATCATAAACCATTAAAGGTTTCTTAGGTGTGAGTACTCTGGCTGTAGTAGTACGAGATATGTTTTTGTTGATACCGCTAACAAACTGCCGTGCTACAGCCCCTTGTATGGGTCTGGGTACGTCAGGAAACTCCTTCTCTAACACCTTCACTAGCTTGCTCTGCTGTCCCTTGGTGAGCTTCGACTTACTAAGGTCTACTAGCTCCCCTGTTGCCGCAGTTAGCTCGTCTATGGACTCCACGTTGTCTATCAGGAAGTTCTGTAAGGTGTCAGCTAGCTTCTGCTTGTCACCATACCTCTCAGACATCTTAAGTATGCCCTCTGATTTGTCTGGTATGGGTGCGTCCTTACCTGTGAAGAACCTGAAGACTGCCCCATCTCCGTAACTATCACCCATCTCTAAGGGGTTAGCTTCTGCTACGGTCTTCCCATCCTTAAGCACTGGTGATACATCAGTCCGATACGCAATCATAGGCATATCGGCGTACTCATCCGTAGCACCATAGTGCCTACGTGTGACTAGGTTATCCTTGTTACCTCTGAAGGATTCAGCCCTAGCTCCACCAACCTCATCCCACACAGCGTCATCAACACCTAGTGATAGCTTCTTCTGTCCTCTAACATCTGCTAAGTCCTTCTTCGATGGCGTATATCCCTCTGCTTGTAGGTTTCTCCATGACTGTGTTATGGATAGGTCTTGCCCATCCTCCACTATACGCCCTGCCATAGCAGGATTGTGCATACTCTCAGTCATGTGAGATGCCATAACCTCATCACTGAGCATCATGTCTACTACGCTGCCAACCTCATCATCCCTATAGGGGGTGTCATATAAGGAAGGGAGGTCAAACTCCCCTTTACGGAGGTCCGAGGATAGCACAGAGGCGTTGTTTGCGGTACTCTCTAGATACTCCACTCTTCCATTGTTCATGTAACTACGGGGCACTACACTGTCTGGATTAAACCTAGTGCCATCCGTCATCCCCAGACCTACGGGCATACGCTTGTTGCCAAGTAGTATCTGTGCTTGTACATGTACACGCTGTCGCTCAGTTAACTCATCAAAGGCAAATCGTCCATCTTCTCCAACCTTGCCAGTTAAAGACTGTATCTCCCCATGATAGCCGCCCTTTATGCTATTCATCTCCCGTCTTACCCGGTTTTCTACATCAGGCACATTCCTTATGTCACCTAGATTAAGGCTATTGGGGTCTATCACACTACCCATCTGGAAACTAAAGCCATTGGCATCAGGGGTAGTCCTAGCAAGGTAGTTCTTCTGTGCACTGGAAGTGTACAAACTATAGGAGGAGCTAGCTAGGATATTATCTGCTTTCTCCGTGGTCCTGCCATTCCGCACAGCTACTTTACGGGGCTTAATCTCGTCTGCCTGTTTAGCTATGACCTTTGATACTAGTGACATTACCGTCCTAATCCTGCATCTCTGCGGTAGTCAAGCCTACCGACAACACCATACCGAATTTCCTCTGCTGCAATGGCGTACGGAATACCGTCTTGGTGAGCCTTGGCTTTCACCCAATTATCCATACGTTTGCCACCAATTTCATTCAACTCTTTGGAGATATCCTCTAACATGAACTGTTCATCTTTAGCGAACTCAGTTAATCCCACAATCTGTGGTTGTACAGGTTGCCACCTAAGCATACCATTCTCATTGACTTGTAGTTCAACAAGCCTGCTGTATTCTATATAGGCCTCAGGGTTATCAAACATCTGTCTACTGACTAGCTTGCCACTCTGTGGTTCATACATGTTCATCACATCATTTGGACCAGCGACAGATGCTGGTCCGTGCACCCTAAGAGGCTCTGAGGGGTTTCGTATGTCAACACGCTTAACATCCTTAAGACCAAAGAAGCCACCCTGTATTCGGTTTCGGTTCAATAGTCCTGCCTCTGCCCTACGATTGAGGCTCTCCTCTATCCATGTAGAGGTAGCTACATCTGTCCAGTACTTGGCTTCTAAGCTTATAACGTCATTAAGATTTAACCCTATCTCCTTCAGTACAGTCTCTTCAAAGATTGTCTTGACTTCAAGATACTTTTCGTCAGCCAGTATGCCAAGTAATGCATCACTCACCTTGTAAGACTCTATCTCACCCAGATTAGCCTTACGTTTATAGTTCTTAGACCATGCATCCACGTACCGGACGACAGCAGCCGCTGTTTCCTCTGGGCGATAGTCTGGTGAGTTCATCTCGATCCTGAAGGCATCTGCTAAGCCAATAGCAAAAGCTTCTTGCTGTTGTTTTGTCATGCCTAGCTCTGCGGCTGCTTTATCGAAGTCCACCTCCGTTGCCTTAGTTATTGTAGGCGGAGCTGGGGTCTCTGAACCTGAAGCCCCATCAGGCGGAGGTGGGTTTGGTACGCCACCCTTGGTCAACCCACCGAAATACGCGAGTGCCCCCTCTAGCAGAACGTCCTTGGGAATATTAGATAGAGCTTGAGACCATGCCGAGTCTCCCATCCGTTGAGTAACCTTTAGAAAGCCATCAGCCTCAGGGCCACCCGGAATGCTGAACACAGCGGAGTTGGCAGCTAGCCTGTAAAGTGAGTCACTGCGTTCAGCACTCTCAGTTGCTCCTAGCTGTTTGTTTATCCGTTCAAAGTGCTGATCCATTGGAGCAAAGGCGGTGTCTACTGTGCCGGGGGGTAGGGAATAACCTGCCGCTTTTTCCCAAACATTTACCTCCTGCGGTCGGTACATTGCATAGTACCAGTTCTCCACACCCAACTTAACCTCGTCCATATCAACTTTACCAGACGTAGCTATTTGGTGGAGGTCATCAGTGGATACCCCAAAGGTCTCTAACATGTATGCATCTAGAGCTGGCTTGAGTAATTGCATCTCATCAGGTAGTACTTTCTTAAAGTCCCTATTAAAGATTTCTGCATTGTATGCGCCCTCAGCAGACAGCACCTCTGCCTTCTGTCTATGATCTTTAGAATTTTGTACATTAGCCTGTGCCGCTAGTTGATCTTCGTAGTAACCATCAAAGTCTCCTTCATCCCACTTCTTGGTTGACACTCCTAAAGCTGTTCCTATTTTAAGCATCCTATCAATTCTTCTCTGTGCGGAAGCCGTTTCTTCTGCCTGAGTAGCCTCATACTGTGTTATAGCTAAAGCTACACTATCAGTAGACATAAACCCCCTACCCACACCTAAGATTATATCTGATCTACCGGGATACCTCCTAATCTGTTCATTTAAGATGGTGTTAATCTTAACCTCATAGCCAATGCCACGCTTACCTGTACTGATAGCTTGCGTAGCGGCCTTCTGTAGACCTCGCACACCCGAAGCGTCCATGCCACTACGTTCTCCCTTTTCCTTCTCAGTTAAAATTTCGTCTAAACTAGTAGCTGCTTGCTCTTGTAGTTCACTTAGGGTATCCTTCGCCACCTTCCTGTCTACATATTTATCTACTCCCTCCGCAGCAGCGCCTACTAGATTCAACGCACTGTCAATAGCCATAATATCAATGGAGGCATCTGCTATAAGGTCATCAGCCCGTTGTACTTTAGGCTCTGTTAATTCTGGGTTCTTGACACTCATTTATTTCTTGCTCTCTCTATTATATCTATCTGTCGTTGTAAGGATTCTTGTGTTTCTTCACTTGCAAAGTCTACGTCCCTAATCTGCTCTCTAAGCAAGACCTCTAAAGCTTGTCGGTCTTGATCTGTACCGGGCATCTGCTTAACTAGGTCAAAGAGATACTCTTCTGTAGTCTTGCCCTCTGACATACCTTTGGCTATCATGTAAGAAGCAGACCTACGTTGATCTTCATATGAGCCTTGGATACGATTGTACTCCTCCATAGCCTGTGTGTAATCTTCAGGGTCTAAAGCTACCTGTAGCATAGTCTTAGCACCTAGTATCTTGTTACGCATTCCCTCAAGGGTGTCGTTGCCATCTACCCACTCCTTAATATAGGTGTTGGTTTGGTTGGCGTACTCCCTAGCAGTGTCCTTAATCATTGTATCACGATCTTTAGCGGATTCCCACAGTCGCCATGACGTATTCTGGTGCTCTGATCGTAGTCCTAACAAGCCCCTAGCCCACACCTCAGCAGTCTTAGCCTCTAGGTCAGAATCTCTGCCATCTGAGCTTAACCACTTACCTGAGTTGTATGCATACCGTGCCTTGACAAAGTCGTTGTAACCTGATAGACCACCTCGTGCTATGTAGTCCATAGATATCCCAACCTTGTCTAGCATTGGCATATCAGGGTCATTGTTTATGATAAATCTGCCCATCTTAAAGGACTCACCGAACCTAGTGGCTGTTGCGCCAAAGGCTCCAAAGAATGCCTCACTTACGGGCAGTTCAGTTCCCATCTCAACGAAGTGTCGCATCGTATTAAGGATATTAGCACCCGGAGCAAGGAACTCACCTACCATAAGGTCTAAGTCTGGGTCATCTAAGGCTCTCTGTAGGGCTGTGTCTACTGCATAGTCTAACAAGCCACCTGCTATCAAGTCAACGCCCTCTGTGCCTATATACTGGTCAAAGCCAGCCTCTAACAGGAGCCGTTCAACCTCTGGTTTAAACCCAAAGCCTGCGCCACCGAATAGAACTGCCTGTCCTACTAGAATCTTACGTGCCTCTTCTCTAGTGAAACCCTTGTTACCCGCAGAAGACATAGCCTTATCTATATTCTTAATGCCGGGAATTTTGTCTGCAAAGGGCACAGGCACACCCCCACGTAACATCGTTAAGAATGTCTTGTGTGTAAATTGTAAGAACTGTGTTGGTAGGCTAAAAACGCCGTACTGGAAGGAAGCTGAGTTAGCGCGGTTCATAGCCATGCCATAGTCACTGCCCTTGACAGCAACAGCCCTCCAATCGTCCTTTGTCATAGCAGCTATAGACTCGATGTTGTTCTCTTTCATGTATCTACGCTTAGCCATCAACCAAGAGGCCGTTATGTTGTACTGCTCACCTAAGTCGAAGCCATACTTCTGTAGCCCCGCACGTACAGGAGCACCCGTAAGGGTACGCCCCACTTTTTGAACAACATCACCCATCACAGACTCTGGTGTGGTACGTAGGGCTACTGTATCTCCAGCCAAGGAGTGTACATTCACTGACTGCACGTTCCCAGCCAAGTCAAGCTCCTTAAGCATGATTGCATACTCTTCAGGGGTAACACCCATCAGCTTAGCATTACGTTGTGCCATTTTCTTGGACACCTTTCGACCACCAGCGAGATATGCTGCCTGTTTCTTCTGTCCCTGTAATAGGAGGAATGAGTCCGTTTGCCACTTGCCCATGTATAGAGGGTCTAACGCGCCTAAGAAGAAGTGTTGAGCACCCTGTAAGAGTAGCTGCCTAAAAGGTCTAGTGACAATGAAGTCAATAAAGGCTAGGTGTTTCATGTTCTCAATGGGACTGATCTTAGATGCGTTACGGTTGCCCCAAGTAGTTACTCTTGACACACCGGGAACCTTGCTAAGCTTCTCGTGCAGCCACTCTGCTGAGACAACTGCCCGTTGTCGGAACCATTGGGAACTACCTGCTATGTTACCTTCCATCAACGAGATGTAATCCCACATCTGGTGAGCTTTAACAGCTCGCGCCTTCTCTTCCTTAGTGCCACTCTCTATAATGTTGTTGAGAGCACCACGAACACCGGAGCTACGGGTACGGTCAATGCCGGGAACCATGTCCCCATACATTGCATCCCACCCTGTCTTGTATTCCTTTACCAAGTCCTCCATAGACACCTGTCTAGCCACCATACGAGAGGTTCTTTGCATCATATTGGTGGGAGAGACTATATCGGCCTTGTTACGCTGCACATTATATAGCTGTTTCTGCTGCCGTTCATCAAAGAACAACCTTCCCTCTACCTGTAGCTGCTCTAGATCAGCCGCTACCCGGTCTTTAACTGTCATGTTCTGGTCAGCTATGACATAATCGTTAGCACTATCCTGCTCTTTCATCCTACGTGCAAACTTCTCAGCCTCTTCCCTAGTACCTGCCACTGATACCACCTGTGTGTGCTGTTTAACTGCACCGTTCACTATGGCATTAGGCATAACCTTGCGGATAAAGTACTTATCTTGGTACACACGGGGAAAGTACCCCTCGATGTACTTAAGAGGATACTGACTTAAAGGTGTTAACTCCCAAGCTTTCTGATTGGGGTCACTAAGGACTAGAGTTGACCGTGTGTTCTTGTCTACTGTAATAGGCAGCTCAGTCTCTAGGATTGAACCTCTACTTGTATACAACTCGTCCACTTCTTTCCGGCTTAAACGTAGAATCTTGCCTGTTGAAGGCTCTAAGACGCTAAGTAATCCACCTTCGTACTTCTGTCCCAACTCTGCATTGTTAAGAGGTTTGCCATGATAGGCTGTTGAGCCTGTCTTGTCTCGTATTGTGACAAACCCGCGCCCATTCCAGTCTCTATATAACCTTTCGTTCTGTATGTCATAGATTGTGTCGTAATACTTACGTGCAAGGAATATACCCTTAAACTCATCTGGCCCTGCATCTGGGAATGAACGGGTATAGTCACTTTGGGTAGGTGCTCGGCCATTCTTACGGGCAAAGTCTTCCGTATAGGAGTACATGTCATCAATCGTGCGCCTAGAGCTATTGCTCATACGGAAAATGGGAGCTACAATACTATCTAGTTTGGATGTGAGGGCTTGCTCTGCATTCTGGTTAAATAGGAAAGGCTCATACACCTCACGAGAGAACTGTGCTGATGGTGTTTGTAAGGTTCTAGCACTACGACCAAGGAACTCAGGGGACGTAACGGGGTTATCTCCGAAGAGACCCTTGTCCGTGGCTCTGAACTTGTAGTCAAAGTCATACTCAACGTAGAAGTTACCACGTTGTGACTTCCTACCTGAGTTAGCTTGTCGTATTAGGGCTAAATCCTCCATAGCTTCCTCTCCTGTGAGGTAGCCGTGTAGTTGTTTGTTGTCTGATATCTTAATCCGAACCCTAAAGCCCTGTGCTATCAGGTCTTCGGCCTCTTCAAAGGCAGTTCTTTCAGACCTAAAGCCATACTTCTCATTCTTACCTAACACAGCGGTGTATCGTACACCATGTCCACCTTCATGCATAGTAATGCGAGACATGCCAACACGGAGTTTACCACCTTGCGCCTGTTCTATCTGCCTAGCTTCTCGTTCCACAGCGTTTATACGGTCAACTGGAGTTAGAGCTGCACCACGGGTGCGGTCTAGCAGCTCTCCTGTTTGCTCCCTTAAGATGGCAATACGTTCTGCCTCCTCTAGCAACTCCTCTGGTACGTCCTCTATGATATCATCCATCTTACCATAGCCGGGTAGTTGTGTACGGACCACTTGTTCACGAGACACTCCCCACCCTGTAGCAATAGGAGAGGTAGGGTCAGCTACAATCTCAGCCAACTGGTTCGTTGCAGTCTCTTTGTCTACCTGTAAAGTGATTTTAGCTGCGGGAGTAGCGGAACTTCGCAACCCCGCCTTAATAAACTTAAAAAAACCACCAAGCATAAAAATGTCAAAGACGCTACCTACGTTTGATAGGATATGATTGAATTCATTCTCCTCTGTAGCACCTAGCCTACTCTCTGGGTTAACAATCTGATCGAAGAGACCTTGGTTAATGAAGTCAAAGAACCCTGTGGGGGAGTCTTGGATGGTCTGTATCAACCGTTCCTCAAACACCCGCTGTTCTGCTGGGGGTAGCATACCATAGTACTCTTCCATAGTAGAGGTTATTTGACCCGTCAGGGCAGGATGGTAGTTCTCAAAGAGGTCTCTCATCCTAAAGTAAACTTCATTAGCCAATGCTGTCTCAATAGGGGTAAAGTAGCCAAGCATACCTGCCCCCGCCTCCATCCATGACCCTGCCGCAAAGCCATCACTAGCTTTCTCTGCTAGAATAGCCTGTATTTCTGCTTCTCGTTCCTCTGCTTCAGCATAGTGACGTTCCAAGTGCGCTTCTTTAGGCCACTTTTCCCGTTGTTCTTGGTCTTCGTCATCTATGGCAGGTTCCCTTGGGGTTGTCAAGAGAGAATGGACATAGGCTGAGGCTTCAGGGGACGCTTTAGTTAGCTCTAAGTTGTGCCTAGCTACTGCGGCCTCCTCTTTGAGGACTTCACCACCCTGTAGCGTAGCAGCGGGGTCTAGTCCCATAATCTGAGCCTTGGTTATTACATTCTTAACAACCTGTTGCCTAGCAGTTTCGTTGCTTAGCTGGTTGTACAGGTGTTTAGCCTGTTCCCACTTACCTTGAGACCCTGTTGCCATGTACAGGTCTCGTATCTGCCCCTCTTGTTCAGGCATTCCCAAGGCACTAGATACTGCCATAGCAAAACTAGTGGCTGTGCGTTCATTAGGACGGATGGTGTCCTGAACCTGTGGCTCTTCTCGTACTAATTTTATTTGTTCTTGCATTAGTGACCTATACGCTGTTTCTGTTTCTAACATGTTGATCTAATAAGTTTGAGCCTTGTATATAATCCCTGTAAGGTCTATAGCCAGCAGCGTATCCCTGTGTGGCTATGTTTTCGTCTCCAACTTGCCCTGACATAGCTCCTGTAGCAACCCCCCCTACCGTATTAGCAATAGCAAAAGTATCAGAAAAAGAACTAGCAAACAGACTCAATTGCTGCCCCGTAGTTAAAGCTGCACCAGCTCCTGCACTAGCTGCTGCACCAGCTCCTGCACCAGCTGCTGCACCAGCTCCTGCACCAGCTGCTACATTAGCTGCTGCCAACGATGTACCAGCCGTCCACACAGCAGCCGCTACTGCGACTGCCTTCACAGCTAGGCCGAACTTACTAGCAGCTTTCTTAGCTCTACGCTGATGGCTAAGCATCTTGTCATACTGTTGTCCTGTATGCCTAGCCATAGTTAGATTGTATCCGGCCTGTGTATTAATAGATGCAAGTACACCTTGCTGTCCACTAGACTCTGTGCCCAACCCTGTGATAGTGTGTGTGGCAGCGTTTACACCTGAATATGCTGCCCGTGCTTGCCTTAGGGCTGCCGCTTGCCGTTGATAGTCATCAACCTTCTTGAGATACGTTGCTATACGCCTAGCTTTTTTAGCTGCTGTTCTGCCTGTAATGCCCATCAGACCTCCGAATTGCCTTGGTAATGTATTGCCCAACCTAAGATGTGAGAGTCCTTCCCTTCCTCACCATAGAACTTCATACTTAGGGCTTTGCCATTACCTCTAATCTTAGACCGTGCATGTATAACTGGATACGCCCCTAAGTCTGTTTCAGTTGTAGGTATAAACATTCGTGATAGTCTGAATATCTGTTGAACTGGACTCCACTTACCTGCCATAGTGTCACTAGTCCAGTTCCAGTGGGCTTGCATTAGAGTGGAGCTATCTCCCGGTGTCACCTCAGTGTTCTTGAGGTATGTGTGTATTATAGGAGCATGTCTCACTCTCTGGAAATCTCCTAGGTTATCATACCCAGTGATAACGTAGGGTATCTTCTCCTCTCCACTCCAATCTGCCCACACCCTTTCTTGCCCAAAGTCTGCCACAGATAAAGTTGTGGAATCCTCCAACACAAAGAACTTGATCTTCCTATACTCATCCATTTGTGTAGAAGAGTCAGTAGACATAGCCCCTAGTATGTAGGAGTCACTGTCCGTTGTAAATGTATATTTATAGAAGGCTCCTAGTCGCAAGTCTATGATTAGGATTGTATCAAATTGATTGGGCACTGAATTTGTACTATACAGAACTAGAATGCGCTTCTTAACCTCGTCATGTATAACCTCAGCCGCTGCCATTTGAGAAGTGGACAGAGAGTTCCAGTAGGATTGTATACTGCTCTCAGTTAAACTTGTTACAACCAACTGCCCAGAGCGGGGGTCTATCTGTATGCTGTATATACCTCTGTAGGAGGTGAACAAAACTGAGTCATCTGTGAGAACTACACCCGCAGAGCTAATTCCCTCCACATCCGATATCTTACGCACTATAATATCATCAGCAGCAAAGTAGTTTGAGCCTCTAATCTCCCACACCCCTGTGTTACCAAAGACCAGTAGGCTATTCTCAAATGTTTGCAGCGCAGTTATCTCTCCCACTCCGGGTATCTGTATGTACCCACCATCGTCTGCTACTAGTGAATTAAGCAGAGGATGGGTAGGGTCTGCTGCTTGTAAGCAGTGCCCATAGTCGGTGGCGTTTGTGGCAACTTTAGAAAAGAATATACCGTCTGCCCATCTATCCGTATTAACACCTGAATAGAACATACGACCTGCATAGAACTCTATGGTAGAGGGTCTTATATCAGTCACTACACCAGCATCATTCTCTTCAATCTTAGTGTGGACGCTACCTAATGTGATGTACTGATTATTCCAACTATGCCAATATTGGGTATAATATAGTTTGGGGTCTTCTATCCAAAACTCAGTGGTAGTGATAGGCTCTAGCCCTGCTCCTAGTGGGCCATTCTGAACTTCAAGTGAAATCCATGTGCCGCTACCACGCTCAGGGTTTTCGTTGTCTGAGCCTAGGCTCTCTGTTACATACCCACTATAAGACCCACTGGGTTTGCCAGAAAACTTATACTTATGTAGGTTGCCTGTTATGTGGCAAAATTCACTATTCGTTGCTCCCGTTGTGAAGCCGTGTGGAGCAGACGTAGTCACCTTAACTATCCAAGGTGTGGCTGTCTTGTCCTGTGCTGGGTCTACTTCCCACGTTTCTATTGGTATAGTTATACCGCTGTTAGGTGCTATAGCCTGTGTAGTGTCAAAGGGGTTTACTATTAAAGAGCCTTTAGGAGCACTCGCTAACCCAAAGATTTGAGATGCTAACTTAGATGAGTTCCACTTCTTGTCTACTGCTCCTAGATCAAACCACCCTCTTGTTTCTGTCTGGTCTCCGGCTGAATGGTCTATTGTCTCAAAGCCATAACTAGGCAGTTGGTTCTTGGAAGGCCAATGTCCTTGGTCGTTCATGTAGTCATTGGCGGTTCCTACATAAGTCCCCGAAACTGCCTTAGCTGCATCTGTATCAAATGTCCAACCTCTATTGGTTAGGTTCCATCTATGAGAATTAGGTATTTCAGTGTCACCGGGAGTGGCATCCATTGCTATACCATCAACTACATCCTCAAACTCACGAACTTGTAGCTCAATTATAGTAGGAGTGAAGGAAGCAGTGGCTTCATCATATTGTATGTATATGGGTGGTAGATGCTTGCCACTCACAAACAAGTGTCCTCTACCTGATGTAATGCTCATCTTGTGGTCACTGACCCCATCGGAGCTTCCTGTAGTTGAGTACCCACCTAAGTCTATAATCTCGGCAACCTTGCCTGCACTGACTACATCCCCATCTCTGTATAGATGTAGACTATATCCCACCTGTACAACTAGGAATATTATAGCAGGATTACGGGCTACATTGCGCCACTTGTAGGTCGTTACTTGGTCAGTGCTTGCCACTGCATCTGTGAGTGTGTGTTCTACTCCAGTAATTTCTTTGTTAAGCCCTCGCCTACGCCTACGTGAGCCATCGACCAGCAACTCATAGTTCTCCTCATCCAAGGAGACCTCATCAGGATACGTCAACTCAGAGGCTTCTGTGAATAGTCCCTTGTTAAAGGTGAAGTAGGTCTTATCTGCTGGCACTCTAGTTGACATTAGGCTGCTTTAGTTTCCTTTGGTTTCTTCTTTGAGCCTTCAACCTTGGAAGTTACAGCCTCTATCTTTGCTGCATCTTTCGCAAGTTTCTCACGCTCTTCTTGTATCTGAGTGTTCTTGGCTCGTAGCTCTGCTTTAGCTGCTTTTGCATCTGAGTGTTTCCACACAGCTTGTAAATGTGCGTTGAGTGCTGCTGTGGCTCTATTTATATTGGTGAATAATCCAGAAAGTGAGGTAGGTATACTCTGTGGTCTGCGTAACTCACCATCTTCTTTGACTATAACGAAGTGGTATAGATTCGTTGGTGGATGTGGCACTACCTTCCACACTTTTCCTTGCGGGTCTTGCTGTGCTGCTATCGCTTCTGCACTATCAATAATGGTCATACTGATTCAACTCCTATGTTATATAATCAGGCAATGGTCTGCTTGTCTTGGAGTCAACACCTTCGGCTCCTCGTTTGCTTGGCTTTGGCCCCTTGCGCCCATAGTCTGGGCCAGTGTCACCTTGGCTTCTCTGTCTGTCCTTCAATCGTTTCAGTCTGAGCCTAGACTTGCGTGCTCTTTCAATTACGATTCCGGGGGTACTGCCCTTCCACAGACCAAAGCAAAGCTCTGCTGTCTGCGTAAGTATAAAGTCTTCTAGCTCCTTTGGAACACTGATGACAGTGGTGTCTGCTAAGACTAGGCTGTTACTCACTGCACCAAACACCCATGACTTACTTGCCATCATGGTAGTGTCTACTTCTGAGTCATAGGCATCAAAGATAAGGGTCTCTTGGTCAAAGGTAGTCCAGTACTTAGGTGCTCTATCGTTTCGTATGCCAACTACTGTACCTCCCGGTAAAGTCACAGCTACTACATTAGTTTCTGTTGTATCTAGGTTAGCCGTTATATCAAAGAACTCACTAGGAGGTACGTAAGGTATACGTGTTAAAGATGGGGCAGTAGCTCCGTTCGCCCGTATATCATATCTAACTTCTAGTATGGTCTGTGTATTGTGTGGACATTTCATCTGTGTAGGGATGCTCGTATCTGCTAGCCCTTGTAGTTGATATCCAGTTTGTATATGCATAAAGTCATAATCACTTATACTCTGATTATACACTCTTTCTAGCGCAGTTGCAACCTGATAGGCTTCCTGTGTGTCTCCTATGCTGTTGACACTATCACTATCCATGTCAGATAGCATGTCCTGCACTACTTTTAGTACTGTTAAGCTCATTATTTGTCCTTTACATTGCCACTATCAGCGCATCCATTTAGGATTCCAATATATCTATTTCAGTTTGAGTCAAAGCGGTAGCTACCCAATGGTGCTAGCGTGACCACGTTACAACAAGCTTTGCTGAAGTTCCACCTGCGCGACTTTTATCAGCAACAGACCAACAATCAGTACCAGATGACCCTGCGTTATTCTGTGACATCACGTTGATGCGGCCTTCATCCCACAACGGCCTGCTCACAATTTCTTGCACTGCTGTTGTTATATCTATAGTCTGAAGTCCTGCGCCGGGTGTGGTGGTTATGGTGGTACGGTCCGAAGTAATTGACCAATCAGTAGGTAGATTGCCTGAATCTGGTTGTTCAGCTACGTCAGTGGCCTCACATCCCATATCAAAATCTGGAGAGCCATATTCAAAAAGGAGGTCAATAGTCAAAATAGCAGAATCAATAGTTGATCCTTGTGGCACTGCACCTCCTGAACTAAAAGAAAATGCTGTCACTATTTCCGCTGTACCTATATAGGAGTGGAACCCAAGAATATCAAGTTGGAGTGTTCCATCACTGCTCCATGTCCCATCAGTGTCATGCCCATCATCATCTGTATCATCTAGTTGTTGTGTAAACACTCCACCAAATTCTCCACCGTCTGCCCAGAAATTCACTAACATATCTGGCAATGCTCCTGTGTAGCCACTATCAGTAAGGGCTTCTACCCAAGAATCATTGCCGAATAGGTCATACTCTGCTTCAAACTGACGTAGCATATCAGCACGACTACCTGTGTAGCCTTGTGTTGCTAAGCTATTATAACAATCATCTACTCTGCTCATTCTTTATCTCTTTAAGGTTAGACCCCCTCCCCGAAGGGAGGAGGCTTCTCCTTTATATCTTATGGTGTGAGAATAGTCTCTACACCAGTACTAGGTGTGATGTACTCAACGGTCAGTAAAACCTCTCCTGCCGTAGCAGCAGCGGCATCAAAACCAAGCACAACAACAACATCAGAGTCACTTCCGTCTCCAACAGTTGCTGTTCCACCAACTAGATCACCATTACAATCAACAGCTAAACCTACGGCTAATTCTGCTTGTGCGATATCTGCATCAATACCATCAGCATCATCAGCTGTGATGGACGAGGTGTCCGAATCATAGGTTCCAATATCGAGTGTAAAAGCATCCCCCGCACTATCTACAGTCTCTGTTGCAACTACTGTTGCGCGAGTTATGTAAGAGCCTTGCGGGATTATCACTGAATGAGGGGAGATACTAGCAGCGGTGATGCCGTCCGTATCTTCCAAGGCAGTGAGGTCAATGCGAGCGCTAACAACCTTACGGTTGCCCTCAGACGCTATGACAGCCATGATCTCGTTGTCAGCAGAGTGTGTCCCGTAACCAACAATAAGGCCATCATCATTAGTCCATGTGTCATTTCTAGGCATGATAGTCTCCTTATTCTGTAGCAGGGTTAGTGATGACAGTTACCAAGTTTTCAGGGCGATACAGGTCAAGACCATAACGTGAAGTAGTAAGATACTCCTCACGCTGGAAGTCTTTGTTGTATTCCGAGTCAACTTCAGGCATCTGTCGCCATGCACCTACGAATGGCAGGATGTCAGGACTAGCGGCAGAGAAGAAGATGTTATTAACATATCCTACTGTGCTGTTGTCTGTAATCGTTGCACCAGTCTGCTCAAGTTCATCAGACTCATCAGTAGATGTGGTTGAAAGATAGTTGGATACATAGATATCAAAACCAAAGATGTTCTTGATAAATCGCATACCAGAACCAATACCAGATTCTACAATGCCATCCCAACGAGGTGAAGGGTTAGCCATAGAAGACAGGTCAGTCAGTATGTTAATCATGTATTCAACGGAAGGGTCAACAATAGCAATCAAGTTGCTATCTGGAACATTAGCTTTCTTCAGTGAGTAGAGAGCTTTAGCAAAGTCATTAACAGCCATATCGCCGTTGTTTGCAGTGACAGAGCCAGAACCAGCCCAACGATGATTTGCACCATTGATTACGTTGAGGTCATTGGCAGTCTGCTGATGCCCACCACTAGGTGAGTGTACATCGGCTATGCCAAAGATTTTAGTTTCAAGAGATTCCATCATAGCACGAGCTTGTTTCGGTACGAAACTTGCTTCTAGCTGAGCCGCATAGAATGCGTCCTGACGGGCTTTCTTGGTTATGTATGTAGCAGAAGACTCATACTCACTAAGAGTGAATTGGTAGTTACCAGTGTCAAGAGAATCATATGTGACGGGCGTATTTTCTACGTAGTCACGAACCGTTGAATCACCAATAGAGGGGATATTAAATGCATCACCGTCTGGGAACTCTGTCATCCATCTGACATAGCCCTGACCAGTGAGTTCATCACGGAGGATTTCTTTAAGCTGGGTAGACCACAACGCACTACGGGTAAGATGAGTGCCTGTTACGGCGGTTGTAATACTCATATACTATTCCTATAGTTATGTATAGAAGGCCGTGCCTTGCTCTGCTGCATCTTTGATTTCCTGTTGTACTAACTTGCTGTCACCAAAGAACTTATGTATTCCCATATCCTTTCGGAGTTGGGCGTAATAAGCGTTATCTCGTGTGCCAGTTCGTTTTGTAATAACAGCTTCATTATTTACAGTTGAGTAAGAACCCGGACTTCCCGTCCCTACGGACGATTTATGGTTAATACCTAAAAGATTAAGTGCTGCCGCTGGACTTTGTTCCGATAGGGTCTTAAAGGATTCCATCGTTAGTTGGTTTGTTTTCACTTTTTCGAGCAGGTGTTCCTTAGCTTTGGCTGCGTCTCCGTTGAAGAAGGCCGCAAGGCTTTGATTTACACTAGCACGATTGTTGTCCGAAACCTCATTAGCACGGTTATTGTTTAATCGCTCGTCAATTAGACGAGTTATGTCCTCCGGGTTTGACACGTTTTGGTTATCCGTCTCTTGCCCCGTGGTTTTGTTGTTGATCGCATCAAGTACTGAACTGAGTGTCGCAGCTTCAGCAGCACCAGCTTCCAGACTAGCAAGTTTCTCTTTCATATTAGCGTTCTCAGTTTCGATACTGTTAATATGTTCGTCTGCTTTGAGTCTGGATTCAGCTAGAATTTCTACTGTGGCGTACTTCTTGCCATCTCCAACTAGAGTTTCCAATGCGGGTGCATTGGGTGTATCACTGGCAGGTGCGCTGGTCGCATCCCCTACTAGGTCTTCAGTCATTGTATATCTCCTATTGTCTAGGTATTAGCTTGTGAATATCACGCAGTGCTTTCTTATATCCCTCATGGAATATAAGAGACTGCTCCATATTCGGTTTTGTGAAATCGAATTGTACGTCTTGTATACTTTTATACTGTTGGCGGATTCGCAGTTGTATCAACTTAGCAAACCTGTCATTAAGTCTAAGGTACTCCTTGAACTTAGCCATGTCTGGCTCGTCTATGTCAGTTCTTAAGGCCGTTAAACTAGAATCAACCACCCCTTTAGTGGGAGCAGGGATATCTAATCCACTATCAAAGTCTACAAATTCTGAATACTTACTCATTTTCTAAGGCCTCTTCTTGCATCATCTCCGGTACGTTAGTGCTAGCCGACTCCGCCACAGCCTGTTCTGCTATACCTAGTACTTGCTGAGACTCAGCCTGTTCAATAATACGTATGTTAGGCTCTACTAGTCCACTGATTTTATCAAGTTCCAATAGCTCCTGTGTTATCTTAGCTAACTCTATACCAGAGACATGTACCTTAACGCCCTCATCATGGTACATAGCGGAGTTTGTCCATCCCACTAGATTCTGGAATAGTTGAGCCTGTCGTGCAAAGTGCCTTGCCCCTTTAGGCACAAGCTTCCCTGTAGCCTGTAGATCGTCTTTAGTTATAGTCTTGAAGTCTACTACACCAAAGTCTGCGTCAACTATACGAGCTTGGTCAGGGTGGTCTAGGTTCTTCCTAGCTGCCGCTACAAACTGATTAAGTATAGGCTCAAGCCACACACGTTCAAAGTAGTTTATCTTATGCTGGAATGCTCGACCTGCATTGTTCTCCAATGTCTGTACCTCGAACTTAGTCTTCTCGCCGGGGGTACGTATCCCCATTGCTTGGCGAGGAGCACCAGCCATCTGTTCCATCTCTTCCTCAAGACGGTTAATCTCAAAGTCTGCGTTGAGTGCTTGTGAGTCAGGACTTTGAAACTCTATACGGGCATCCACATCACAATGTGCAGATGCTCCGGGGCCATATGTCCAATCCTCCACATTACCATATTCAATACGAATAGGGTGTGCTATCTGGTCAAACACATCAGCCTTTAGGTTCTCAAGATGGTCAATACGATACTGCATACCAACCAAGTTGTCTAGTGGCCCCATAGCCCAGAGGTTATCTGGGCGTAGCCGCCACCCTACGTGCTCACGGTTAGACCTGCCAAGCCACGAATCAATAGGGGCTTTGTACACAACAAAGGCTCTATCAACCACAATAATCTTATGGTCTTCTAGTAGTTCATCATTAGCTATATCATAGATGTCTCCAATGAACTCTAGGACTTCAACACTACCAGAATTGTAGTAGTCAAACATATCTCCGAACCCATCTATACGTACCCCAGATTTTCTCATAGGGTCAGTGAATGTGTCAGCAGAAGAGTGTAGCTTGTTACGCACATCAAAAGCTCTATCAAAAGCCTCATCAATCCAACCAGCATCTTCTGGTCGATCCTGCTTCATCTTCTTCAATTGACCTGTGCTTAAAACATTTCGGACAATATGTGGTGTCTTATGAAATGACTTAGCATAACCATTGAAGACTATGTCGTGAGGGCTAATCCTGTTCAGCCGTGGGCCGATGTACTTAATAGTGTGTAGTGGGTCGTCAGTCTCAACTAGAGAATTTTCGTACACCACCTCACCAATTACATTGCCGTAATCAATCCAGTCATATACACATTGCGACATAACTTCCATGAAGTCTGACTGGTCTATCTTAGTCTTCACATAAGCTGTTATGTACTGCGCTTTATCCGCAGTGCTATCTTCCAGACCCCCTCCTTGCCACTCAAAGAAGTCCTCGTGTGGAAATAGTGCTGCCATGTAGTTGGCGTGCAGGTTGTCTCTAATCTGTGTAAGCTTAGGACGGGTGGTAGAGTTCTTCATCCCTGATTGGTTGTTAGTAGTAGTGCTAGTGTCAGTGGCAAATAAATAGTTACGAACTTCGAGCCACTCAGTCTCTTTGGGTCTGCGAGTATCTTTATACTTACTCCACTCATTAGCTATGACACCTGCTAGGGTATCTGGCCCAACTATATAATCATAGTCTACTGTTATTGTTTCTTGTACCATCTGATAGTTACCTAAAATTCACGCCGCCAAACTTACTATGTGACGTAAGCTGCACGACCTTACTGCTGTCTCTTCTGTTGCGTGGTATGACTGCCACATCAATAGCACTAGCTAGTGCATCCTTTATATCATCGTGTGCGGGTCGCTCCTGTACCAACTCATCTTCTAACTCTTGGCAGAGTCCACCCCTGTAGTGTAGGATGGACAAGTTCTCATATCTAGGCTTGAGTATTGCTTCAAGCCGTTCCTCTTTCGTGCCGTGTGAGCGTGTTGGCCGGAACCTGTCAACTGCCAATGACAATCCATTTTCACGTATACGTAAGGAGAGTTCTTCCACGATGGCATCTTGTGCCACGGAGACCTCTGCCCTAATCTTCCTAAAACCCCAATGGGTGTGCGCATCAAATATCTTCTTATAATAATCACTAATGCGATTGCTCTTAAATCGTTCAATCGCTAAGACGTAGTACAATCCTTCCGAGTCTACCCCTATGGTAACAAGGGCAGTGTAATCCGCCCCACGCTTAAGAGAGAATGCAAAATCTATCGCAGCGAATACCCTAAGTTCCTTGCTCCCGTAGTACCACACCTGACCACGCTTCTCTAGCTTGGTTCTCTCGTAGTACTGGAAGGTGTCCCGTGGGATTGCTTCCATATCTGGGTCATTCGGATTGTTATAATACTGTGCACGATACTGAGACTTGTCCAAGTACTGTGCTCTCTTTGTAGCCATAATGGTCTGGTTAAACCCAAACCACTTGCCGTCTTTCCGTTGCTGGCGAGGCCACAGGTATTCACCTGACCCATCACCTGCATCTTCTACTTCTCTCTGCATCAGTTCATAAATAGCATCCTGCCTACAGATGTTACCGAACTCATCATATTCTTCGGCTTGCATGTCCAACATCTCACCATACAAATCCTTGGGGTGGTAGCGTGTTCCTACTACAAACTCCCTTGCTCCAGTCGTTTCGATTGAAGCTAAAAGCGAATACTGGCTTTTGACCTTATCCCTACCGTCTTTAACGTAAGCGTTCTCCTGAACAACAATGTCATCCAGAACGGCAATGTCACAGTGGAAACCTGTCAATGAGGTTGTGAGACCACCTGTGAATACAGTAGGATCACCCGGAGCTTCACGCTTGCGAATAGGGTGGTCTACTATAATAGAATCTGTTGCCCACTTTTCTCTAAGACCCTCTTTAGGGTTAAGCATCTCCGGCCAGTACCGCCTATAAATCTTACTGTCCAGTATATTCTTAATGAACTTAAGTTGCTTCTCCGCAAGTCCCGCCGTACTTGACAGATACATAACTGTAACTGCTGGGTTCTTGGTAATCTCCCAAGCTACCCTAAACGCTACGAGAACACTCTTCTGGTGATCTCGTGGAAGAAGTAGTAACTGGTGACTCTTTGCTCCATCTCTAGTCCACCAGTTTATTACATCCTCATGTATTGTTCCCAACACCCGCTGGGGAGCCACTAGTCTTATGAACTGTAGTAAGCTACCCTCTGCTGCCGTTCGCATTTGGTCATATTTAGTGACAGTCGCCCTCATTTAATTATATGCCTTTATAGATTGCGCCATTACCACGCGCTCTCGTATACAGGTATGTAGCCAAGCAGCGTTCCTGCCTCGTTGTAAATGGGCAGTTGATGCACAGTCGCGCCTGAAGGTGTGTTGGTGTTTGCTGTATCTTGGTTAGTGCAGATGCGGCCTGACGGAGTAACCCCGAATGTCTGCGCTCCAAGTAGCTGAAGATCAATCACGCGGCTGACTGTTTCATCACCCGACCTTGCACTGTTCACTTGCAGAGTTACAGGGTCGCCAGTAGATGTAACTGTCTCATCAATCTTAAACGCGGGGTTTTCACCTGCGCCACCATTAGAATCTCGCTGAAACAAAAACCCTACATCAGTAGCCCCACCAATCGTGGTGTATCGCCTGTCGCCAACTGTGGCATTAAACTCTGACCCCGTATTTATTATGTGCGTTCTGTCTCCGCTGTCAGATACAGTATCATCCGTTGTATAAAACTTATTGTTAATTAGTGTAGTGTGGACACAATCAGAACTATTGATTGAAATTGCGTCCCCTGTGATGCCAGTGTTCTCGAACCTGCAATTAGAAATGACACAGTTCACGGTAAACCCATACACTCCACCGTCATCTATATAAACGCCATCTGTGGTGTTTGACTCAATCTGGCAATCCAATACATGAACTTCGTTTGAGTCCAGTATATGAATCCCCTTGCTTGTGCATGCGTTTGCGCGACAAGCAATCAGTGTTGTTGCATTTGAGCCAGAGCCTCCTATTAGCCAACCCGTCACACAACCCGACACAGTCACATCATAGAATCGGTCATATACAGAATAACCATTGGTTGCACTATAGACCTTTATTCCTGTGTCAAAGGCACTTACAAGGACGTTGGTGACATGGCAAATTGATGCGCTATCTAAATCTAGGCCAACTGTGCCTGTGCCAGAATCACGCAACCAAAAGTCCCGTAGATATATGTTGTAAGTCCTAACACCGGGGGTAGCAGAGGTTATGGCAACACCAGAACCCGTATAATCCAAGATGGTTTTTTGTCTACTCTGCCCTTTAATTGTCGTGCCGCTATAAAACTCTAGCGTTGTTCCAAAGGCTAAAGTGGTGTTTGGTAGCACAACTTCAGCCCCGCCAGTTTCAGCGCACTGGTCTAACGCAGCCTGAATCGCCAAGTACATATCCGTAGTACCCGGAGCCGTATTGTTACCGTAGCGCAATACATTACCCGGCTCAAGATGAGGATTAACAATATCCCCAATCGTATTACCACTCACATACGCCGCAATGTTCGCATCTTCCTCTGCCTGAGTTCGTGGGTATATCGCATTTCCTACAAGATCAATAATAGTTGCGCTATCTAACACAGCAGCAACAGTCTCTGTAGTGAGGGGGTTGTCCACTCCGTTTATTACATTAGCCTGTTCCAATGTAATGGGTTCTTGGTTTGCTACAGCAGGTGGTAAGTTTAGAATACGTTTACCATTCATATCAAAATTAGCATTCATCTCATTAGGGGATTCGCCGTCCCTTGCTATAGAGTTTACAAAACCAGCCTCAATGATATCATTGTTAGCATTGATGGTTGCTTCTGCACCATATCCCCTCTCTACATCTGTGAGTGTTACCTTCGCCATTAAGCTATATTCCCGTTCATTATATTGCTGTTCATGCTTCTGTTAAGGCGTTGACTGTTTCCAATCGGCACTGGTTAAACCTACCGCCTGATAAGCATCACCAGCCGTAGTGTCCACAAAAATCTCACCGACATAAATGGGTATTACTCCATCGG